GGCCTTGGCCGCAACGTAAAGTTGCGCGAGCACGTCGCTCGCGTGGAGCGCGCTCGGCGCGAGGTAGAGATCAAACTTCGGGCCGGTCAGCACCAGCTTCGCGATCCACGGCGTCAGCGACGCCTTGCCCGCGCTCGCCGCAGCGGAGTCAACGTAGAGCGCGAACCAAGCGACCGCCTCGCGCGTCTGCCGATCCCAACGGTGCGCGATTAGTCGTATATAATTTCCTGATACGCCGCTCGGAAGCGTGAAAGTTTTTTGGAGAGCCATGATCAAGTGTAGTCTACGAGTTGCACCGAGAACCGCTCATTGCCCGCAGGCAAATTCGTGCCGTCCACCGACTGCAAGTTGAAGTATGAAGTTGTCGACGAGTTGCTCGCGTTGTCGAAGTCGTACACGCCGCTGATGTTCGAGTCGCTCGCGCATTGTATCCAGCCCGCGTCAGGCTTGGTGTTGAAGCCGCGATTCGTCGTGTCGATGGCGATGGTTTCGGTCGGGCTTCCGCCAGTCAGCGAGACTATGTCGGAGATTTCGTAGCGGACGTTGACTTGTCGAGTCGCCGATCCGTCTCCGGTCTTGATGCCGGTTGTTTCAACATCATCGAAATTCTGAGCGGCGATGCTTCCTGCTCCAATGCTGGAGTTGCCGATGGAGTTTGCATTGCCAACCGAAGTCCACGAAGAAGCCACTCCAGATCGGTTGACTGCGCGAATTCGCACATAACCAGCTCCGAGAGTTGCGTTGTATAAGAAGGTTTCTGTGTCGCTAGTGGTAACGAAAAAGTTCACTCCGTCGTATGGAGTCCAAGAGTAATTCGTGGCCGCGTCGGAATCGGTTGTAGTTGCCTTGATTTCATAGTGACTGAAATCGCTTTCCGTATTCGGTGACCATCCAATGCGCGTTCCGAACAGAAAGACATGAGTGCCGGGAAAGTATTTTGGCTTCACTCCGTCGCCGGAAATCGAAGCACCAGTTGGAGCAGCGGGAGGAGTCGTACCGGCCTCCACCGTAACGGATGCCGTTACATAGGTGCTAGAAACTTTGAAATAGCTCTGCGCGTATATGCGCACATCATACGAAAGACCGACTTTCACATCTGAGGAAATGTAGTCGATGAACTGATCGCCGGGAACGGTGCTCCAGTTGAGATAAGTGGTCGAGGTTCCCTCCTTGTATTCGATGCCAATCGTGCCGCCAGATTGCACAAACTCCTCGCTCGGCGCAGACCACGACACGCGGATTCGAGGCAACAACGTTCCGTCAACTTGCAGCAGTTGCGTCGTGCCATCGGCTAGCAAGGTCAAGTTCGTCGGACCCGTGATGCTGAACGGATTTGGCAGCGTCGTGGTCGGCGTCTGATCGACCTCGATTTCGTCGGACACGTTCCAATTATAGACCGACGATGCAGTCTCGCGCAGCGTCATCTCAATGCCGAGTTGCGGCGGCGATCCATCAGACGCGAAGTGCCAGTCGAGAACCTCAAACACTTTGTTCGTCCAGCCGAACTTCGCCAGCGTGACCATCACCGTATCGCCCGCGCGCACTTGCATGGCATCGAGACGGAAGCGTCCGGTGAGCGTCACCTCCTGTCGCGCGCGTTGAAGCTCAATGCGTGAGATGCGCTGCGCCGCGCTGCTCGAAGTCGTCATCGGCAGCACAACGTCGCGCCAGTATCGGATCGAATTGTCCTGCGCGTAATATGTCGGCGAGATTTGCGGCGGGAAGTCGGTCGGTTGCCATTCGCTTTTTTCGGATACGAACACGCCTTTGACCGCGTTCACTCGGTCGCGGGAACTGGTCTTTGTGATGACCGAAATTGGACCGACGAAATCCGTGTCGGTGAGCGTGACGGTCGGAATGCGATAGCCTGCCGCATACGGAATGATGCGGCCTCCAGAATAGGCGATCAAACCGCCCATCGCAGAAAGCAATTTGCCGATGTTATCATCCGGCGATGCGCTCGAATAGAGCACGCCATTCGCCTCGTATCGGTTCTCGTAAACGGTCGGCGATGCCGGGAGCACTTGCACCTGTTCGTCGCAGATGTTGGCCGCTGCGGTGAATGCCGTGTCGTCGATCTCGTTCGTCGAGAGTCCGAGTCCGTAGGTCGAGTCGGTCAGATAATCGCGCAGACAGAGGGCAGCGTTGGCCGAGTATACAGTCGTTGACGTGCGCGGATCGAATACCTTCTTGCCTTTGATGTTCGCCGAGATGTTCGGGATGCCGCCGAGCCAGACCTGATCGCTCCACTTCAACTGAACGTAGATGTAAGCAATCCCGCGCAGACGATGCGCGCTCGTCCATTTGCCGTTCGTCAAGCTGGCCGTCGCCGAGATCAGATTCGTGTCGGCCGTCTGACTATCGCCGCCGAGCTTCTTGTATACCTCGGCATATCCTGCGAAGCGTCCTGTCGCAGACGGTCCCAGTCCGGTATGCGCCAGCTCGTCGTTGAAATATACGTCGCCAATCTCCTCGACCTCATGCGCGGCGAGCGCGATGACCATGTTGAGATACTCATTCTTCGTTCCGGTCGTGGAGATATAGACGAGAACGCCGGACACTCGCGTTTCGCCATAGACGACTTGGCGCGCAGCAATCGGCGACCGCACCATCTGCGTCCGGTCGGCGAGAGACGAATCCGAAAAACCCGGCATTTTCGGTGCCAGTAGTTTATTCGTCGCCATCGAAGCGGCGGTGAGCGCGACGAACTGAAGCACCGCTGCCACTTGCGCAACGGCATAGGTGTATGCAGTTGCCGCAGCACCGGCTCCACCGACGAACAATCCGACGATCTTTGTCGCTATCGGAATGAAAGCACTTTGCGGCATACTATACTTTCCACGCGGCGCAGGCGCGATTGATTGTTGGGAACTCTAATCCTCGCGCTCCAACGACGGCACCGACTGAGCCAATGCAGATGCCGAGTGCGACGCCGCCGGGAACCTCGAAAGCCATGAGATCGCCGCGCTGGACAAGTTCGATTGGCTTGCGGTCAAGACCGGCCTTGACCTCGGCGAGAGCGATCACGCCGCGATGCCTGCGCAATACACGCGCAGCGGAAAGCGCGGTTGAATATGTGCCGCGCAAGTCCTCGGCGAAGTCGATTCCGCAGACGCACCGAATCCAATCGGCAGCGAACAGGCAGCAATCATTCGATCCCCACGCAAAGGGCAAGTACCTGCGCTCCTCGATGAACGCAGCAAGCAGACTCGGCCAGTTGTCGGTTCGTGTCATTCGTATGTCTGAGCACTCGTCTCGTCTCCAGAATCCCAGTTCGTTGCCTGTGTTGCGTTGGAATTTCCCCAGTATATAGGCTTCTCCTGAATGTCATTCACGAATTCAAGTCCGAGATCGGGTGCCGGGATAGCTCCATTCGTCGGAAAGAGAGTCTGCTGATCTTCGTGTGTATATCGAGTCTCGCGCGGACGGCGAAAGTCCATCAGCTTCGATTCTGCGCTCATCGTGATCTCGGCTGACTGACCGTCATCCGTCACTTGCATCACGTCCATGCGACCGGAAAAGATCGTGACCGGCGACGAGATCAGCGTGCCGGACGTCGGCGAGAGCGCACCGAACATGATCGCGCACTCGCGGCCTTGGTAACTCTCGGTCAACGCCAGAGCAACATTCGCAGTCGGCACGCCAGAGAGTCGCATGGTCAATCCGCGCGCGGCCAGATCGGTCGTCTCTTGTATCGGAGAGATCGTGCCAAACGTACCGAGTCCAAGGTACGTCGTCGAATTGTATACGAGATTGCCGTATCCGGTCCAGAGGTGCACCGGAGTCGAGAAGCTCAATGAAGCGAGCAGAATCGGAGCGAGCTGCGCCGTCGTCACCTCGGTGACCATATCGGCAGACAGGGAGCGTCCCGGCGTTGTTATGCTCATGTCGCGACCTCCTCGACGATGGAAAACGAGACGCCGTAGATGTTCGCCAGATCAATCGACCAGTCGGTCTTCGGCTCGGCCAGCCGGAAGATTCCCTTGGCGTTCGCATATGTGATCACGGTCCCGCCTGCGTAGCTTGAGCGAAGCGCAGGGAAAAGCTCCACGCTGCTCGATGAGTTGACTTGAATGACCTTGTAGAGTGAGGTCGAGATCTGGAGCCAGTCGCCCAGCGCGAAGGAGCCGCTCGCGCCGCTGAACGTGAGCGTTGATGTATTGGCCGTCGCGCTGGAGACGGTCAGCGTGCCAGTAACGCCGCCGCGGTTCGTCGGGTTGGCGTAATCCTGGAAGTAGAACGTGCCGCGCTGCGCCGCCAGCAGGAACGCGATCACCGCCTCGGCATCAGCGCGCACCATCGGCGGACATTCGACCTGGCCCATCCACGCTTGTCCCGGCCAGTTGTATTGTTGCGTCTGAAGCGTGAACGGCGAGACGTTGCGCGAGGTCGCACTCATTCCCGTCAGCGACAAGCGCGAGACGCGAAATGGTGAAGGCGGCGTGAGTGGATATGTGATAGCCATGATCGTCAGGCGAACGCGGCGCGATATGATCCTCCGCGTCGCACCATGTCGGGAATCTCGGCCTTGAGCCGCTTGCGCTCGGCTTCCAGAATCGGCAGCAATTCGCCGCGCGTCACGCCTGCGGCGATGTTGTAGTTGACCGTCACGCCTCCCATCGCTGGTGCGCCGCCGCCGGAACGCATTGCGGCATTGGAGATGATGTTGCCGGATGAAGTCGGCACGAACAATTCCGGTCCACGCTCGCCGACAATATACGGAGTGTTTCCAGTCACAGGACCTCCAGTTGCGCGCCCAGCGAATAATCCCGTGAAGAAGGAACCGACATTCTTCGCCAGCGGCTCGGTGATCTGCTGCCGGAAAAGCAGTCGGATCAAATCCTGCGCAAGTGCGCGCATCGTGTCGCGGAGTTTTTCACCGGACAGAATCGCATCCTCGAATGCGCCAGCGGTTATCTGTCCCGCTTCCTGCGCAATCTTTCCCTGTTCGTCGAGTAGCTTGTTTAATTGAGCAGAGACAACCGATTGCTCCTTCAGTTTCTTCAGAAGCATATCCTGCGTCTCTCCGACTGGTCCGCCGACTTCACGATAAGCAGCGAGCGCAGTATTCAGATCGGTGACATCTATTGTAAGTTGGCGATACCGCTCACGAAGTCCTTCGATGAGATCCGCCTGCGACATTCCTACACGTTGTGATTCCGGCAGCACCTTATTTAGTTCGTCCTGCGCTTGTTGAATCTCTTTATCGAGATCTATTGTGCCTTGCTTGGAGCGATTCAGCATTTCGAGTGCCTGCTGCTGAAGCTGAAATCCCTTCGACGGATTGGTTGCAAATGTCGCAACGGCTTGTTCGAAAAGCGCGGTTGCCATTCGACGAGCTTCATCCGCAGAAGCACCTGCGCTGATACCCATCAGATCAAACTCGTCTTGCAGTTTCTTCGTAGCTTCAACGGTCGAAAGAATCTCCTTTTGCGCTCTATCAAATTTTAACCGCCTGATTCTATCTTCGATTTCTCCTTCAGTCAGCGGAGAAAAAGCATCGCCAAGATTAAAACCGAGTTGAGAAAGAACCAGCGGAATCTTGGTGAGCGTATCCAATATGCCATTTATTGTATCTTCAAATCGGAGAGCAGCAGCGATTTGCTTATCATCAAATCCCATTTCCTCTCCAGACTCTATCACCTTATCAATCCGCTGACGCATCATGTTCAGCGTTCCGACTATTGCCTCGCCGCCGAACGCTAGCTTCGTAATTTTGGCAACCGCCATCGTCTGCTTTTCCAGACGACCGAGCGAGTTCTGCACGCTGGCGAACGCAGCCCGCGTCTGATCTACCGCCCGAAGTGTGAATGATGCACTAGCCATTGGATTTTCTCAGGCGATTTTGATGATGGTAAAAGGCGAGCCAGCCCTGCATTTCGTTTGCTGGCATTTCGAGAACTTCGTGCGCGAACTTGCCGAGCTTTTCCGCGAGTGCGTAGACGGCGAGGAGGTCGGCTCCTGCCTCGCCGTCCGTTAGTTTTTTAACTCGTCAACCTTCGGCGCGTCATCCGCGAGAATCGCATTTGCGACGCGGCCCACGACATTGGAATCAGCTCGATTCATCAGCGTCGGCTTGTCGTCAATCGTGAAGAGCTTTTTCCCGTTCGCGTCGCTTGCCTTCATGATCAGCAGATCAACCAGCAGTTCCATGTCACTCTCGCGGCTCTTTTTATAGAGCCGGTTTTTTTCGGCGAGAGTTACAGGCGCGGCATGAACGGTGAGCTTCCATTCGGGAACCTCGATCTTTCGAGTGCCGAGTGAGGCGAAGTGTTCGCGGACTAATTCGATTGCATCCATGCGTCACCTCAGACTGTCAAAGTCGAGAGAACGCCATTGCCCTCGATGCTGATCGAGCCTTCGACCATGCCGTCGAACGAGGCCGAAATGTCGAACTTCGTCACGATGCCGCTGCCGCTGTAGTATGTCGAGGTCGAGGCGATGCCCTCGGGATACAGGTTCACGGTCACAGTCGAGCCGATAGTCAGCGCGATCTGACCGGCGTCGGTTTCGTCCCAGTAGAGGTCGCCGTTGACGCTCCACGTCTTCATCGTCGCCTTGCGCGAGCGGTACGTATCGCCGAGCACCGAGTCCTCGACAACGTCGGAGGAGTGGGCGAGTGCGTAATTGCGTAGTTCTCCAATCGTGGTCGAGGAGATTTTGACGGTGCCTTCGCGTCCGAGATGGTTTGCCATGTTAGTCGGTAGTTAAATATATGCAGTTGAAGTTATGACGAGCCACGCCCCAGCGAAGATTTTCATCTGGTTCGATCATATAATCCACACTCGTCAAATGGGTATCGCGACAAACTCCTCCGAGTGTAACATCTGACAAAACTGCGGCCTCGACAGCAGCAGATCCCGTGTCGAATAAGTCGTCTATCAAAGTCGTTGAGGTCTGCGCCGTGAAGTATTCCACGACGACTTGCAGAACTCGATACTGATCGCGATTCGCTGGCGCGAGCGTCCGCACCTCAATGTCCTCATGGACGGCATATACGGCGCACGATGGGAACGAAACCGACGCCAGCGTATTGTTGCGGCCCTTGAGGATGTTCGCGGTGACAACGACGCCTTGAGTCGTGAGCGCATTCGCGATGGCGTTTCGGATGTTGGTTCTTGTGCTCATTGCGGCATATTGTCTTGCACGCGGCCCGCGCCATCGACACGCGCGAAACCTAGATTGACCGCGCGATTTGCAAGGATCGCATCGACCTTCTTCAACGTGATCTTCTTTCGAAACTCAAGGCCCGCGTTCACGTACCGGTCAGGATTCGGAACCTTGATCGCGGTCGCCGTGCCGATCACGTAGGGATTCGCGCCGAAGTTGACGCTCGAAGTGCCAGCCTTCGGCGCGTGCCGACGAACCCACGCCGGGATGCGGATGCCGCAGGCAAGCGCAGCGGATGCAAAGCCAGCCTTGGCCCATCCAACTCGCGATTGGACCCAATTCAGGTAGTTGTCAGCGGTCTCATTCGAGATCCACATCTGATCCTGAACTTTCCAGCGTCCGATTGTGTTCCGCGAGACGTAACCGATTCGTCCGTATTGGTTCCGGTAACGCAGATGAAAGTCATTCATCTCAGCCACCGATGCGCTGGGCTTCCAGAACTTCCAGTAAATGCGGATGCTCTTTGAATTTTCCCAGCCCAGCCGAACATTGACGGTCTCGGTGCGTGCGCGCTTCGGTGGCGTCACCCTAGAATTTCCGATGCGCTGAAAGATGCCCAGCGATGTAGCGATTTTTTGTTTCGCTCCACTACCAACCCGACGACGGCGTCCTCCGAACAGATCGGATTTGATCGCGTTCTCGCCTTGCTGCTTCGCCTTGGTCGAAAGCCCAGACCCGCGCGGCTTCGTGCTTCCCGGCACAGGCGTTGGAGGAATGATCATCATTATCGACTTCGCGACGTTGCCGCCTTCTTGTTTGATTACCTTGCCCAAATCCACGCGCGCCGCCGATGCTAATCGCTGCAAGGCATAATCGAGCTTCGCCGAGTTGAGCGTGATCGCGATCATATCGCCTTAATCACGTCCATTTCGCAGCCATTTCCCTCGACGTCAAAGCGCACTTGCTCGACGAAGTAGGTCACGCCAGCACGCACGCAAGTCGTAGTCTGCGCAGGCGTGCCGCTCACCTGTGAAGTCGTGAAGAATACCGTGAAGCGTACGTCGTCTCTTCGCTGATCCTCGAAGTCCGAGAACATCGTGCGGCTTGAAGACCAGACGCCCGTGACCGTGCTGCCGAGATATGCGAACGTGACGCCAGCTTGATCGAGGATCGCGCCTTGATCTATCGCGAGCTGCACCGGATCAAAGTCTCTGACAGTTGCCATACCTAAGTGCCGAGTGTCACAACGCGCGACGCTGCGCTGTAGTGGTCATCCTGCGCACAACCGGACAAGACGTGCCAGAACCAAGGACGGACGGCACCAGCGATGATGCATGGCGCGGAATTTATCGTGAACACCTCCGCAGCGTCACGCAGCAAGCGCGGCAAGTCGGCCTGAGAGCGAGCGCGCAGGATTTCGTTTTTCGGAAAACCAATCTCAATGAGATGCTTTGCCTGCGCCGGATCGGCAAGCGTCACGATTGGCTTGGAAGCGAGCCTGCGGCATTCGGAGAGCAGATCGGAGAACCTATAGTGCCTCGCCTGAGAGTAGCCGAATGGAGAAAAAATGCACACCTCGCGGGAAAGTCCGTAGCTTTCGAGGCCGTCGTTTTCGTCGATCAAATCGAAGTGCGGTTTGCGATGGATGTTCGAGAACTCGGGACATATTCCGAACACGAAATCCTCCCACGATTTCCCGCTGCGTCTGAACTCGTCATAGCGATGCGGCCAGATTTCGAGGTCGATTACTCTGCCGAAGCCTTCCGATTCGCGCAATTCCCTGAGCGACGGTCGCACGTAGGAAACGGAACCAAAAACTCCGACATATTGAGGCAAGCACTCGATGTAGACCTCGTGACCTTGAGCAGAGAGATGACGCGCAATCGGCAGGATGCGGATTATGTCTCCGAGTCGCTGGCTGTATACGAGACAGATTTTCATCGGCGAAATGCCATCGTCAGAATGTTTGGAGCGCAGGAATCCGAATCCGGCTTTCGCACTTCATCTTCGGGATTGCCGACATAGACCGGACGGAATCCAGCCTGCGCGAATAGTCTCGTCAGGCTTACCGGCGTGAAGTGCCAGAGATGTTCTCCCGGCCTGCGATGTTTCCATCGAGCGAACCATTCCGATCCCATGTACGGATGATACCACGGCAGCGATACGATCACCGCACGAGCGCGCAGATGCTCAACGAAGTCGAGCGAATCGAAGTGCTCAAGACTATCAAAGAACGTTACCGTGTCCCATTGCAACTCGTGCCAGTCTGCGCCGACTCGATTGATAAAAGACGGAAGCGGGTAAGGCGAAACATCGTGACCGCAGCAAACGATTCCCGGCTGCGTGCGTTTCATCTCTTCGAGGAAAGCACCTGTGCCGCAGCCTACGTCGCAAACATTGATCGCAAATTCGGAAAAGCGATGCACCAGCTTCGCTCTGATCGCCGACAATTCACGCTGTGGATAGTTCTCATATCGTGCTACGTAGGCGTGATCGTAAACCGCAGTCACGCGACGATCCCTCGACCGAAGCGCGCCTATCTTCGCGTCGATTTGATAATGCTCGGGAACGTTCATTTCGCGTCTGGGTTGCGTGACTTGAATAGTGCCTCGCCGCGCACGTATCGCTCGCGGGAATTCGTATGCGAATATGTCTTGTCCATGTTCGCCTTGCCGAAAGCCGGATGCCGGTGATCGAAGCGCAGGCGATCTCTCGCGTCGATCACGATGCCGTCGCGCCATGCTCGGTGAGAGAATTCGTTGTCGCTGAATACAGACTCATACTCAGGAAAGAACAGATGCCCTTGCTGCTCGTAGCGCGCACGCGACAAGATCGCCATGCAGAGCAAGTCGTCCTTTCGGCTTCCATCGCTCGGCGCGATCACGAATGGCTCGGAGTGAGCGTCGCGATCCTTCACGAGATCTAGCAGCTTCTCGTCCCATCCGGCGCATGGCACCCAATCGTCCGAGAGTTGTACGAGGATTTCTCCGCGCGCAGATTCCGCAGCGAGATTCCACGCAGCGACGCACGATTTGTCCGACGAAGTGACGGAGATGAACTGCTTCGCCATCTCGACGCTGACGGCATCGTCCTCATCGACCGCGAAGATATGCTCAACGCGCGTCGGATCGCTGGCCGCATTGAGCCACATATCCCGCGTTGAAACCGCCATTGAAGATCGACCTCGCGTTGCGTGCAGGAGCGAAATCTTCGGAGTCTTGCCGAGATAGTATTGAGCCTGAAGAACCGCCGCCATCGCCTTGTTTCCTTCGGCTCGGAATGCGCGAGCGGCAAGATCGTATCCGGCCCAGCCGTACCACTTCGCCTCGTGCGTCCACGGTCGCTTGTCGCTCAATGGCTCGCGCAATTCCGTCATGCGCTGCGCCCAATAGACCGCCATTGAATAGTCCTTCTGCTCGAAGGCGTGCAGCACAAGACCGGCGAATGCCTCTCGGCACCACGGGAAAACGCCATGCGCTTCGAGCAAAAGAGACTTCGCTTCGCGGCTGGAATTAGTCAGACGAGCGCAATTCAGCAACGCCTCGTATCGGAAAGCCGGTTGAAGATTCGGAAACTGCAACGCGAGGCGACCAAACTCCAGCGCGGCCTCGCGGTTCTGGTTACAGTAGTGCTCCTGATGAATGTAGAAATACTGCGTCGCGCATTCGCGAACCGAGTTTGCGAGGATGCGGAGATTGCGCCTTCGGTTCTCCTGCTTGATTTCTTTTGGTGCGTGAACCCAGACAACGTCGCCGAGATCGAGATGCTTGTCGCCAGCGAGAATCAGCAGGTTCTCGTGTACATCGTGATGCCAGACTCGACCGGAGTGGAAAGCGTCTCGGCGAATCGCTCGCTCGCGGAACAAGCATTTGTTCGACCCTTTGACGTCATACGAAAAGCGCACCATTTGCACGTCTGCCGGAACTTGCTCCAGCGTGCGGCGTAGATTCTCGGCACCGCGCACCACGTCGTCGCAGTCGGCCCAGAAAAGCCATTCGCCTTTGGCCTGCTTAAAGGCGCCATTGCGAGCGCGAGCAAATGAATCGACGTGATCCCAATCGCGTGCGGTCGGCTCGTTAATATACTCGGAGAAAACAAACGCCTTGCCGTTTGATCGGCACCACTCCTCGGCAATCTCCTTTGTTCCATCAGGCACACGCTTGCCGATTGCGCGCACGAGCGAAAGCTCGTCAAACGCAGGAGCAAATGCTGCGAGCATCTGGCCTATGTGGTGCGACTCGTTGCCGCATATCACGCAAAGCGAAAAGCGCATGGCTCTGCACTAGGCGTCAAAAAAGCCGCTCCCAGTTACGAGAGCGGCTTCCCCATGAACCCTACAAAAGAGCTTAGGAGTACTGCGTCGCGATGAGCTGGCCCGCGTTGCTGTTCACAACCTTCTCGGCGACGAACTGCGAAGCGCGAACGATGTTCGACTTCACGCTCTCGTCGCGATAGGTGAACACGCCGACCGCAGGACCGTACTCGCTCCAGTTGAGCGTGAAGCCCGCGCCGCCACCGAAGAAGCCGGAAGACGCCTCGGTGACATTGCCGACCCAGATGTAAGTGTTCGACCAGACCTGCGAGCTGGAGAACGCCACGCCTTCCGGCGCGGTGTCGTAGCTGGCGCGACCGATGAGCACCTCGGCGACGCCGAAGACTTCGGCAGCGGCCTGCGTGCTCGCGTTGAGGATCGTGTCGCTCGAAAGACCGGCACCGCGAAGGCGGTTCTGGAATTTCGTGCTGGCGCGGATGCGAGTCCAGACCGGCGCGCTCAGGACAACGCGCAGATTGCTGACGCTCTCACCCTTCGCGAGCAGGCGATCAATCGCCTCCTGCACGTCGGCACCAACGTCGAACGAGGCGAGATTGCCCGTCGTGTAGGCCGTGCCGGAGTTCGTGCTGGTGAACGTACCAGCGTCGAAGATTTTGCCAGCGACGCGGATTTCGTGACCGAGCAGGAGCTTCCGCTGCGCGAGCTTGGCGGCGACGACCTCGGCGTCGAAGAAGCGCGAGACATCGAGCGCGACGGTATCGTCAACGCCCATCTCGACGCCATACTCCTGCGCGATGTACGTCTCCTGATTATAAGCCTGGGTCGCGCGCGGATACGCGGAGTTCGGCGCACGCTGCTTGATTTCGTTCTTCAGGAGCTGGCCCTCCTTCAAGAGAAAAGAAGGATACTGACCGGCGCGAACCGGCACAGGGAGAACAGGCATCACGCGAGTGGCAACCAGACCAGATTCCCAGTCCTTAGCCTGCTCAAGCACACCAGCGATATCGCCGCGAAAGACTGCGGCTGCATTCGTATACATGGTAGAAGTCCTTTAGTTAATTGTTAGAGTTTCTTCGGAATGAACTCGATGACGGCACCGTTGCTGGAAGTCGTCGTGAGCGATTTGCCAATGGTGATCGTTCCGGTCGTGGAAACGAGGCCAGACGCGCCGAGATACAGCGTGTCACCGACCGTCACCGGAGCAGCGGTGACAACACCCTTCTGCGTGCCGAAGTTGGTCAGGAACGCGACCGTGACATAGTCGCCGGAAGCCGCGTCAATCTGCGCGAAGCCGTCGCAGTCGGTCGCGCTCGAAAGCCCGACGCCGCGATTGCTGGAAAGCACAACGCCGTAAAAGGCGGTGATGGTGGTGTTGGCAAGGAGCGTGCCCGTGCCGATATAGTTGGTAGCCATGTTGGGTTGATTTTAGAGTTTGATCTTCTCGCCAGCCTGCACGCGCGAGCGGTAGGCGACGTAAAGGTCTGAATTGTTCTTGATGCAGAACGTGATCGCCGCCGCCTTGTCGCCTTTCAGCTCGGCGGTCTTTTCGGCAACGACGGCCTCGAAGGTCTTCGTCTCGGTCTTCGGCGCAGCGGCCTCGGACGAAACAACCGGAGCAGCAGGCGCGCCGATAGTCTTCGAGAACTCCTTCACCGCAGCGATAGCGGCTTCGTTGGCGGCGAGCTTGACGGCATCGTTCTGCGCGCTCATCGCGACTTCCTTTTCCTCTTCCTTCGGCAGCATCGACTCGAGCTTCGAGAGACGCTCACCATAAGCCATCATCGCAGACTGAATCATCTGCTCGACGGCCTTTTTCATGTCATCGTTCATTTCGGGATTGGGTTCGATTTCGATTGAGACGCCATTGGCGTCGTTAAACTTGGAGAGTATACGCGAGAAAAGTCCGTCGCGATTAGCCGCAGGCTCGGAAACCAGATCGACGGAATATATCTCCGAGCAGCGTTGAAGCACGGTGCGCTTATCGCTCGCTAGTTCGGTCGGACCCGAGAACGCAATAGAGAGTCCAAACGTGTCGGGAATCTTCTCCGCGATCTCTAATACATAGTCACGATGCGGCGATTTCTCCAGCAGGTTGAGATCGCCGAGCAACTTGCTTCCTTCAATACGCAGGTTCTCGACGAACCCGATGATATCACCGGCACCACCAGAGTGATCGAGCTTCACCTTGAGTCCGCCTTCATATTGCGACGCGGCTTCCTTCACCTGTTCAAGCGTTCTGGAATCAATCTGCACGCCATGACCTAGTGCCGGTCCCTCGGAGATCAGAGAGACGCCACGAATGATGCCAGCCTCGCGGTCAACTCGACCGGACGAGACGGCAAAAGTGATAGTCGGAGCAGCCATTGTAAAATGCGGATTCGTCAAATCACTTTGCTTTTCCTGACTCTATAGTCGGACGCCTTCTGTAAGCAGTAATGCGGACAACCTTTTTTGTTACATCGTCCCATACCGGGAATTGCCCAACCTCTATTGTCTTCGCTCGCAATGCAGGACCGAGAAGCACGCGCACGTTGTCCACGCTGCAATCGAGTTGCTCCGCAATTTTGTCGCGCGAGTCCCAGCCGGGAGGCAGTATGTATGTCTTTCGGTTCTGCGCTTCGACTAGCTGTTTCCAGTTCATAGCTTGAGCAATGCGGCGAAATGCGATTCGCCGTCGATGATCGGTATATTTAGATGCAGGAACGCTCCGCTCGCGGCAACGAGCTGCACCGCATAGCCATGCGACCAATCAGTCGGTGCCGTATGCTGCCAGAGCGGCTGAAGCTGACAGAGGCAACCGGGATTCCACGCGCCGACGATACCGCTGGAAATGCGCCGCACGATATTGCTCTGCGCTCGATGCGTGTGACCGAATACACAGTTGCCGCCGATCTTGTCCACCGTTGCGCCGACTGCGTTCTTCGCGGTTGAAACGCCGTGAAAGAAAAAACACTTGCCACGCTTGATGACGCCGGGAACCGGAAGCTCGTCATAGAATTCGCCTTGTCGATAATACGATATGCCGCGTTCCTTCAGGCCGAGACGAAACTCAGGTGCAAGCAATCGTCGCAAGCCTTCGGCGTCCTTCTTGTGGCGTAGAACCTGTGTCACGCACCACGTCTCGACGCGCCTCTCGTGGTTGCCTTCGAGGTATTCGACTTTTGCCCTCGGTGCTGCGGCTTGGAGCGCATCGAGGAACGTCTTAGCGGCGGCAAGGTCTTCTTCGTACGTATAGTCTGTTTCGGCGACATATCCCATGACGTGATGCTGCGCGAGGAACCCGCCGCAGTCTACGTGATCGCCCAGCAGAATAATTTCCTGCGGATCAAGCAGCTTGATGTCCGACAGCATCGCCGAGATAGCGGACTTGTCTATCAGGCATCCATGCGTGTCGGGAATCACGACGCGCACAATGTCGCCTCCAATCCTTCGGCGTGTTGCGACTGGCGCAGGCAACTTCGTCTTTCGCGCCTTGGTCGCGTTATCGAGAGCAGTCCTCGCGACCTGAAGCTCCTTCTTCAGACCGGCAATCTCCGACTCGTATAGCTTCCGCGTCTCGTCGCGGTGTAGCGTGTTCCAGTCAGTCATGCTTTTTTCCGCTCCATTCGCGCTTCCATCGCCAGAGCAGATAGGCGATGCCGAGCAGCGATCCGATCAGGCCGACGACCTGATTTGCCTGCGCTATGATTGTTGCCGATACCGTAGGCAATGACGCTACGAGAAAATCCATTGGTCGAGGACTGTTCATTTGCTCTTGGAAAGTTGATGGCGGACGCCAAGCCAGAAATATATGCACGCGAAGGATACGGTCAGAATCTCGCCATGCAGTCCGGCCAGCTCCTCATTCGGTCGCGTCCATATATACAAGCACGCGCCAGCCACCATGCACGGCCGCACCATCTGCGTGCAAAATGCGGCGATGGTCATCAAGCCGTGCATCCACGACGCGGCGTTGGGCGGCAGCGAATATGTCGTGCTGTTCGTGCCCTCTACCGCTTTCGCGAATGCCTCGACTTCGGCGACCGCGATCTGCTTTTCCTTCAGCGCGGCGATCTCGGCGATCCGTCGCTTGCTCGCGCTCCACTCCTTCGCCTCGCCAACAAGCGAGCCGAGGAACTGAGTTGCGCCGCCGAGCAATGTCCCGCCAGCGGCAGAGGCGAGGAATGATAAAAGACTCATTCGGCTTTCTTCTCGGCCTGCGGCGGCTGCACAAGCGCGGCGAGAACGCGCACGCAGCGTTCGAGGATTTCGTGATCAGCGCGGGTGCCGCGAAACTGGGCGGCGGCTTGCGCGAGATTTTCGAGAGCTTGAGCGGGTGTGATGTCGGGTTGGCTCATGAGAAATTATACAGCGACCGCCGGGATCTTGTATGAGGTGCCGGTGGAGTCTTTGATGACCACGTAGCCGGTTGCCGTGGGTGCGCCAGCGACGTAGGCGTTGCCGAGTTGGAGGTCGACGCCACTGGCCAGCTTGAACTAGCTCGAAACGCGCACTTCAAGCTGGTTGACGACGACGACGACGCCTTGGACGGGGACGCGGAAATCTGTTGGTTCAATTGCGATGATCATAGGTGAATTAATCATTGGTCGTTTTTGCGTGAAGATAGTACGTCGTGCCACCGATAACGATTGTCACGGTGCGGTTCGGACTCGTCGGGCTTACGGTGTTCACGGTGTTGCCGATTGCGAGTGCGCCTGTGCTGCTCAACGTGCCGGTGACGGCGAGGCCGGTCGAACTGGCCGACAACACTGTGGAAGTCTCATCACTTTTGTAGTCAAAGGTCGAACTGCGAATCGAAACCGGCGCGTAGGCAATGGTCGTGCGATCAAATCCGCGAAGGACGTTAACGGATGAAGCCACGCCGGTCTCAAGGCCGACTCCCGTTGAGCCAATGTTTACCGCTCCTGTAATATATGCACCGCCGCTCACACTCAGCGACGTGAACGCGCCCGTGCTCGGGGTCGTTGCGCCGACTGTGCCGTTGATGTTGATCGAGGCCGTGCCGGTAAAGTTCGTGACCGTGCCGCTCGACGGCGTGCCGAGGGCGCCGCCATTCGTCACCAAGGCCCCAGCACTGCCCACGTTGACCGCAAGGGCCGTTGCCACGCCCGTGCCCAGGCCGCTGAGGCCGGTCGAGACAGGCAATCCGATCGCATTGGTCAGGGTGCCGCTCGAAGGCGTACCCAGGGCGCCGCCACTGGTGAGCAGGGTGGAGGACGCCGGGATCGTGGTGCCGTTCAGCGTCGTCGTGCTGCTGCTCGTGAGACTAGTAAACGCTCCGGTATTCGGCGACGATGCGCCCACCGTCGTTCCGTTAATCGAGCCGCCCGTAATCGCAACGCTGTTCGAGTCCTGCACGCCCATCGTTCCGATGCCGAGATTCAGACGCGCCGTCGAGGTCGACAATACATCCGACAGGTTGCTCGCCTTCGCGAGCTTCTCAGTATCGAGTTCATCAATCGCCGCCTGCACCGTCGTCGCAACGATCCCTCCAGCCGGAACATTCGTGACTTGCGAGGCAGTATAGTCACCGATTGCCGCAACGATGTTTCCATTGCGACCGAAAACGGATGCGACCGCGTCGGTGTTATCCACCTTCTGCCAATCGGAACCGCTGGATACAATCCAGTCGCCGACGTCGAAGGTGATGCTGGCGAATGAGCCAGCCGCGCTCGTGATGTAATAATCACCGCGAGTTGATGCGCTCGGAGGATTGATGAGCGTCGGCGTGTTCGTCGAGGCATCCCACGTGCCCTCGTAGTAGAGCTGACCGAGAACGGAATCGGGCAACTGCGTTGTCGGAACCTTGCCGCCAGCATCAAGCGTCGCCACGCCATTTGCCGCGCCCTTCTCCGTCGTTGGAATCTTGCTTGCCAGCGCGCTCGTCAGGCCGGTGACCTGCGACTCGATGATCTGAATGTTCGGCGCGGTGACGGAAGTTATGCGGCCCTTCGCGTCAATCGTGATCGAAGGCACGCTGGATGCCGAACCGTAGTTGCCAGCAATCACTCCGCTGATCGTCAGCGAAGGGTTGGGATAATTGCCCGTTAGGTCGCCGCCTGCGGCTTGTCCGGTCTGGATAAAGTAGGTCGTGCTTTCCAGCGCAGCCGAGCCGAGTCCGAGATTGTTCCGCGCCGTCGATACGTCCGCGAGGTCACTTAGGTTCGACGCCTTAGCGAGCTTCTCCGAATCTAGTTCGTTGATCGCCGCTTGAACGTCGGTCGCGGTAATGCTGCCCGCTGGCGTGTTCGTGATCTGCGCGGCAGAATAGTCGCCACTTGACGCAGTGACGGAGCCGGTCCTTCCGAAGACGCTTACAACGTCAGCGGCAACCGTGATCGAGGCATCACCATTCGTTATCGAGACGCCTGCGCCAGCGTTGATCCGCGCGTTTTTCCAGAGGTCATTTGTTTGATCGTAAACGATGACCTGGCCGGCGAGCTTCGGCGCGTTGATTTGTACGTCGTGAATCTCGTCAAGTTCGTAGCCATTCTGGATGCGCACATACAGTTGGCCGTTACCGTTGTTGGCGCGCTCTACGATGCCAACATACACGAGATGATTCGGAGCATATGGCTTAACGTTGGTAAATGTTCCAGCAGTTGCGCCGAGATAGAGCGTGTCGCCTTCGTTATAGCTTCCAAGCATCAGATTGTCTACAACGCCGACGCAGGTGATTTGACCGACTCCACCAGCAGAAATGGAATTGTCGCTCACGACGCCGATGGTTTTCGCGGACGTGGCATCACTTAGATTCGACGCCAGCTTGACGGACATCCGATTGCCGGTTGCTCCGAACGCATACACGACTTGACCGCGAGTGATCGCAACGGATTCGGCATTCGTGATCGTTGCGGTCAGCGTTTCCTGCGCTCCAGAAGCGTCAATGGTGATTGATCCCGGCGCGCTCGTGATATTGATGCCGATGCCAGCAGTCAGCGGCGCAGCGGAGTACGATCCGTTGTTGCCGATCAGAAGCTCGCCGTTGCCGGGAGTCGGAAGAAAGTCGGTGATCGAAGTCGGACCACCGCCGCCGCCGGTTCCTCGCGCGGCGACAAGAGTCCAGTCCGACGAACTGCGCGTCGGTCGCGTGCGATTGTCGTCCTTCGCGGACACGTATGAATCGCCGTTGATCGTGACGAAATCCAGCTTGTTATAGACAACATCAGGACGCCACTTTCCGCGCGGGTTCAGCGTCTTCGGTTCTGCGAATTCCTTGCGCAGCTTGTCGATTTCACCAGCACGCGGGAAACGAGCGAGTTCTGCCGTGACGATTTCCTTCACAGCGCCGGGAAGGCTGGCCGCGTGCTCGGCGATCTTCTCTTCAGCCGCAGACGCAAGGCGTGCGTTCTCGTCGCGCTCGGCGATGATCGCGTTGTATCTCGCCTGCGTGCTGCGCTCGAGGCTGTTTGCAAGCTCGATGATCTTCGCTTCGAGAGCAGCACCGAGTGCCGCAGTCTTGTCGGCAGTCTGTTTCGTCGTCCACTCCTCCAACTCGGCGCGCAGTTGCGGTTCCGTTTCCTCGAACGTGCGCTCGATCTCCTCGCTGAGATGCGCCTTCAATTGCGGCAATTCCTCCACGAGTCGGCGCAATTCCGACCGCTGAATGATCGCCAGTTCAATGAGCCGTTCGACTTGAGTGAGCGTGTCCATCGTCAGTTCTTTTTCTGAAGTTTTCCCTCGTGCTGTTTCATACAGACCGCGCTCCGTTGCGCGGCGTCTGGAAACTCTGCGGTTGCTACTGGATCGGCCATGCAGCGAGCCATGAAGTCATCGTGCGTCTCGCCTGCGACTGGCGTCGGCAGATCAAACTTCTTCGGCTCGGCGAATTGCACGAGCGGCTTGTCGAGAATCGGATTGGTCGCGGTCGCTGCCTTGACCGAAAGCTCCTTGCGGTATTGCTCGACGGCATTGAGCCATGCGTGCGGATCGGCTGGCCGCTGTTCGAGCGTGATCGCAACAACGTCGGCGGATTCAAGTCTGCGCTGCTGCTCGGTTGACGCGGCTTCCTTGCGCTCGGCTTTGTTGAGCCGCTCGACGATTGCGTTCGCCCACGTTCTTCCGGCGTCGCCGCCCCATCCGTTCCATGCCTGCCATCCTTTGCCTTGCTCGTCCCACGTCGAACCTTGCTTATCGATCTCGTGCCGGTCGAAGTATGCCTTCATCCGGCGAACGGTATCGGCTGAGAGCGGCTTCTTGTTTTGAATATCACGAGCGCGAGCCAGGCCGACCGAAGTCATGCCGCGCTGAGATGGCGGTTTACTGGCGCGAACTTCAAGCGCGCGGCGAGCGTTCGCGGCCATGCGATCATTCGGCACGTATGAATCCTCCGCGAAGTTGACCGTGATCAGATCGGCCGAGGCGTTGACCTGTTCGACCGGAGCGTCGGGCGTTGCGCCTTCGGCGATGTTCTCGGTGGAGGCAGACTGACCGGGAGATGCGGCTTGCTGCGCTTGCGCGGCAGACGTTGCGACCTGGTCGCCAGCAGCGGCGGCAGCGGCTGGAGTGCTCGGAAGCGAATTGGTCACCAGCCGAATTGCTGTTTCGGGAATCTCGTACTTTTGCGCCAGCTCCTTGACGTATGCCGCCTCCATCGCGATCTGCTCAAGACGACCGAAAGCGTCGGTGCCTTGCTCGGCGGCGATCTCCTGCAATGACTTCGCGCCTTGCCGGTTCTCGTTCATGTTCGCCGCGCTCTCGCGGCCGACGTCGATTGTGATCTTCGGCGGAAATCGCCATTCGCCGCGCGTAGCACGACGGATAGCTTGCACCATCGTCTCGCCAGTCTGTAGCGGAGGCGGCGGAATTTCCTCGCGCGCGATGGCGTCGAGGATGACCGCATTTTTGATTGGATCGAGAACCTTGTCCACGAGCACGCCCTGATGCCGCACGAACACGCGATCCGCCGCTGCGAACTCGGCGCGCACGCTCGGACCTTTAAAGTCCTGCGTGCCGAACAGAACGCCTTGCGGTATGCCGATGCCGATTGCGATCTCGTGCATCAAGTGCTGGACGAAACCGGCGAACGCCTGCGACGGACGCGAGGGCATGACCTCGATGCGATCAGCGGTGCCGAAATACCGAATCATTCCGATCTCTGACAATTCGTTTTTCTGCGCCTGTCCGCTCGGCAACTGGATCGACGGATTCGGCGTAAACAGATTGCGCGGATTCGCCGCCGCCTTGTCCGAGAATACAAGTGCCGCCTGCTGCGCAGCGAAGCGCACGCCGGTCTTCTCGGCCTCAAGAATGCCATACAGCATCCGAGCCGACCGCGCGCAGGCGTGGAAATCGGACACGCCTCGGAATTGATCGCTGCGGAACGGATCGAAGAAGTGACAGAAATTCGCCGCCGGGATTTCCTCGGGATCGAAGTATACACCATCCCGCGTCACCCGATAGATTTGATACGCAACCGGACGACCGAACTCATCGACGATCACGCCTTGATAATAGTTCGCAGGCTGCGCCGTGAGCGCATTCGGATTGCCGATGCGAGTCGCCGGAACGATCTGGATCTTCAGTTCCTTGTCGAGACGACGAAGGACAAATCCGAAGTCGCCGTCAACCGGACGCTCCTCGCACCCAATCTGCACGAGCTTGCGGAACGAGTGCCGCCCAGTCACGTCGGCGCGCTTGCACCAGTCGTGAAAGTATTCATTCACGATGTTATTGTACGCGCGGTCACCAGTCATCGCCGAGAACTCCTGCGGCGTACAATAGAGCGAAAATTTGCGCGTGATCTCGCGCGCTTGCGGGAAATTCTCAACGAGGTCGCGCGCCTCCCACATCATCACGATGCGGTCGCGCACCGTCTGCGTCGATTCGCTCGGCTGTCCGTATTGGCGTGGAGCGTATAAACGATCCGTCATCGCCGCGTTATACGAAAACATCTCGCGCTGGATGCGCGCTTCAAGACGCTTCAGCGCATAGGCAGGCGCAACGGTTTCGATTGCACGCTCGAACCAAGGACGATTCTGGATGACCTTTTGAAAGTCGAAAGACGTAGCGTCCATGATGGTATCAATTCCCGTTGAAACTGACAAAAGTCACCGTATCGGTGACTCCATTGGCGTCGTCAATCGCGGCCTGAATCTGGCCGAGCATTATATTCAGCCTGCCAAGATCGGCGCGAGTCACCGATTTGCCGTTGAGACTATAGCTCGTGTTCAGCAAGCAGGCGCGAATTGCCGCCAGCGTCTCAGACTTGAGCGTCGAAAGCGTAGCCGCGTCGATGCCCAAAAATGGATTATCCATCGCCATGCCATAGCGCATGGCGTAAAAATCTTACATCGCGTCCGTTTTGGGCACGTATCGTAGGACGCCAGCAATGGTCGCGACGCAAAGCATCATGGCGCTCGTGTCGAGGCCGTGATTCGGCGCGTTGCTGCGAACCTCGCGCCACTCCCAGACGCCGGAACGAATCTCGGTTTTCACCTCACCCTTTAGGTGCTCAATATACAACGGATTCACGTCGTCGGGCATCTGCCACTTCAACTCGCCTTTTCCCTCTAGTGCGAGCGCGAGAAGGTCTTTGAAATAGTCACCTGACCAGTTGTAGAAATGCGCATCGCCGCCCGCGTAGTCGCTGATCTGCGGCTCGGAGAACGGATAGTTGAGCAGCGTGCCGCTGGCCTCGTCGCGCATCGTCCACGACTTCCGCGCATAGCCGCGCATTCCGCGCCAGCCAAACTCGACGCAGTCGCGGTCAACTTCCGCAGGCTTATATCCGCGATCCTGCACGACGGTGAATGACGGCACGCGATAGCGACTCTGAATCTCGCGCAACATGGTGCGAGTCTCAACGCGACCGAACCAGAGTTGCCGGTATATTGGACCGTCGAGAAACGCGCCGACCTCGACCCAAAAGTGATCGAGCTGCCGGTCGATTGTCATCACGCGCAAGCGTTCGTTTTCTATCGGCGATCCATCCGCATAAGTTGCGACGGTATAGCCGCTCTTTGCCGCGAATAGGTTGACGACCTTCTTCTCGACAACCCAAGGTCGCGCCTCGCGCTTCGTGCGAAACTCGATCTTCGCGGACTCGTCGCCAGTTCGCACGAGTGTGTTCTCGGCGTGCGCCCACTCCTCCGCGAGCAAGCGCATCGGCCTGCTTACAATCGCCTCGATGCGGAATGAGCGCACCTCGCGTGACGCCTTCGGGTTTTGCGGCACGAAGCGGCCAGTCTTCGCCCAGCCGGCGCGGGTCGCATCGTTGTCCGGCGACTCATGCCCGCAATGCATGCAGCGGAAACGCACCGTCTCGACGACGCGCGCAACATCCCAAGTGTCATCATCACGCTTCGCGGAGCGGTCCCAAACGAGGCCCGCCCGCCGATTGTCTTGCGTGATCTGCTCAAAGGCAACTGGGTGCAACTTCCGGCAGGCCGGACACTCCGCGTGCCACTCGCCTTGGTCGCCGCTGCGGAAGCTCGTGTCTTCGACGTTGCCGGTTTCAGCGTCCATCACCGGAGCTTGCGACGCGTTGTATATCTTCGACCGGCCGACTTCCTCGAACTTGGACACGCGCGCGACGGCGTGCCCGTAAATCTCCTGCCAGCGCGGGAGCCAAAGCTCGTCGTTAATTTTGTACCGGATCGACTGGCTCTGCTGGGTCGAAAGGTTCGCCGCGTTCAACGTCAGGAAGAATCCGCCGAAGAAAATCTCCGTCGTGGTCCGGTGCGGTCCCGGCTTAGGTAGCATCGCGGCTACCGGACGGCATCGCTCCAGCAACGGCCACAAGCGGGTCTTCGCATGCTTCTCAACCATCTCGTCGGTCTGCATCGTCCACGAGATCGGGCCCGGATCGTTCGCGATAATCCACGGCAACCAGACATCGGCCACGAGCGTGCCGCCAATCTGCACCGCCTTGCGGAAATGCACGCGCCGGACCAGCGGGTCTTGCAGCGCATCGAAGATCGGCACGAGCCAAGGCGAGAGCCGCACGTTGAACGGCCCCGGCGTCGCGTAGCTCTCCGGCAATTGCACATGCCGTCGCGCCCAGTCGTATATTGCGGCACGGTCCGGGCGAGGCAGGCGCAGGCTTGCAAGAAGGTCGTCAGCGCAGGTCATTCAGAGAGGTCGGCGTGGCTCATCATTCGAGTTAGCGGAAAAATGGCGGCATCCGAATTCCTCGCCCGTGGAGATGAAGCCGCGCTCGTCGTATGCCTCCACTTTTAGCGCCTTAGGGTCGTTGCTATTCTCCCACCCAAGCCACCCATTTCGACCGCAGCAAGATATGAGCGGGTGTAAGCATATTCCGAATTTTTCGTTTGGGTCAGTGTGCAGATCGACCACCTCATCAAAAGCGCGCGTGATGGGTCCAACCGTGAAGCGTTCGCCGCCTGGCTTCGCGTTTGCAGACCATACATGCTCAAATCTCCCGCCGCGCCGCCAGTATTTGCAATTAACACATATCGCTAACAATGCGCCAGAGCCAACGTCCTGCGCCGATTGGTTTTTCTCATTGCTCATGGTGTTTCCTTTGTCGATTGCTGCGCAGGCCGTGGCTCATCTTTTCGGTTAGGCGAAGCATTCCACGGAATGAGGAGATTGCCCATAGAATCGCACGGAAGCATCGCATCCGGCCTGTTGGAATGAGGGAAAATCCAAGCGTTGCACTTCGGGCAGTCTTCGCCGCTTGTACTGTGTCGGTCGCGCGATGGCCATTCCCATTCGTGGCCACAATCATCACACTTAAATGCGCGCCAGCCACGTCTCACCGCAAAATCGCCTAACAATGCGCCAGAGCCAACGGCCGGCGCCGGGTTTTGCGTGCTCATCTCAGCTGCGGCGTGGCTCATCTTGTCGGTTAGGGCGAGTGACGTCGCCAGGGGAACAGCACTCCCAGTCTCCTTCGTCCCACTTGCTATCGATCGTGACTTGGTAGCATTCGGGGTGTGCGTAGGACGTGCCGTAGCCTTCGCCCGGTTCGAGGTATTCCCACCGGCAGCACGGCTCCCCGATTTCGATTTTACCGTAGCAGAGCCGGCAGCGCCTTGGCTTTCGGGGCCGGCTTAGTTTCGGAAATTGGCGCTGGAGTTCGGGCGACAAGAAACGCCCTAACAAGTCGCCAGAGCCAACGGCGACAGCGGTCAGGGGTTGCTCAGAAGCTGGGCCGGCATCGGATGCCAGTTGGAAATTTGCGCTGTCTTCGTGGCTCATCTTATTTGTTGGGCGAATAAAGTTACGCCTGCCCCGGCTGGTCCGGTCGCTTGCAATCGAGCGGACCTAGTTCCCGCGGGGCAGGCGTGGCGTTTTGGGTCGAAATTCTTTTATTGTAGGCCATGTATGCCGCGAAAGACATAGACTCCTCGGGACGCTTCTTGGCTTCGAGGCGTTCCGCCGCAACGCCGAGCACCCACTTGGCCAGCGCGTCATCATCTTGGATTCTCGCGATTGTCCGCAGAGCGGACGCCAGCTCGGCGTTCCGCATCCGCGTGGCTTTCGCCATGTTTTCGGCTTCGGCTGGGCTCATGCGGCGAGCCCTCGGTTTTCCAGACGGATGATGTTTGCGCGGCGGGCGCTCTCGCGAGCGGTCGGGTGCGCTATCTCAGCTGACACTAGTTCCGCGATGCTGGCTTTCCATGCCGCTGCTGCGGCGAGGTAGGCGGATTCGTCGGTTCCCATTTCAGCGCGCTTCATGGCAGCGGCGGCGATAGCGAGTTTCTTTTCGGCTTCGATTCGGGCGGCGTATTTCATGCGCTCAGACTGCACAGTGTGCAGCGCAGCGCAAGAACAATCTTGCACATTGTGCAATGTTCCGCGTGGATTGCGGCATGGACTTTGTAAGCGAGTGCAAGCGGGTGGGGGCTGGGGAGATTGTCCGGCGTATCGGCTGCCCCGAGCGCACCGCGTATTCGTGGATCATGGGCGATAGGTTGCCGCCTGAGTGGGTCCAGAGGCTAGTGCTTGCGAAGCTCAAGGGGCGCCCAACTAAGCGCCAGAGCAAACGCGCGGGCGCCCAGGTTTCCACGCCTATTCTTCGGCCACCGTCGTCTTGATCGCATCCGCCTCGAAGCGTGCCAGGTTCGCGTTCACCACTTCGCGGATTTCGTCGAGAATGATCGCGCCCTCAACGTTCGCCTCCGCGGCTGACTTGCCGGCCACCCGCGGACCGAGCTCCACCTCTAGCTTGAGGCGCAGGAGAAGATCAAGCTTCGTGCCGAGCAGGCGCAGCATTTCGCGGACGGTCTCGCGCTCGACTACCTCGGCGCGCTCGCGCTGGAGTTTGAGGTCGCGCAAAGCAATGTCGCGGCGCATTAGCTCGGCTTTCAAGCCGCCGATCGAGCCGTCCTTGACGCGACCTAGTCCCGCCGCGTCGCGCCATGCCAGCAATTCTTCGACGCTCGCGCCGGTCGGCCAGTCCTCGCGCTTTTGCCATTCGCGCAGCGTGCGCGTCGTTGTTTGCAACGCTTTCGCCAACGCTTCCTGCGTCATGACTTCGGTTTTCAAGTCGGAAGAATGGGTTTTGGGCTAGCTCCGTTTTTTTGCGCTAGGTCTTGCAACCCGCGCCGCCGCCCAATTGTAAAAAGATTCCTTGCCC